TTCTGTCGGCTAACGCCGCGAACTCGCCGGAGGTTCGGGCCATCATGCGGTCCAGAGCCCGATACGAACTGGACAATAATTCCTGGGCCAAGGGCATGCAACTCACGCTCGCCAAGTCGATCATCGGCAAGGGCCCGCGGATCCAGGTAACAGACCGAAACCGCGACCTGAGCCGCAAGGCCGAACTCGCCTGGGTCCGGTGGAGCCGCAAGATTCGATTCGCCTCTAAGCTCCGGACGATGCGGAAAGCACGCCTGGCGGACGGCGAGGCGTTCGGGATGATCGGCATAAACAAAAATCTCAACACTTACCCCAACGTCGATCTGCGTCTGATTGAAGCCGATCAGATCGGAAGCCCCGATCGATCTTACGAGGCGTTAATCAGCGACAACGAACTCGTCGACGGAATCGAATACGATTCGTTCGGCAACGAGTCACAGTTTCATCTGCTGCAATCACATCCGGGCGGCAACACGCTTGATCTAGGGCTCTCGTCGCGGAGGATCGCCGCCCGACAAATTATCCACTGGCAGAGAGAGGACCGGGCGGGCTTGCACCGTGCGACTCCCGAGATTTCGCCAGCGTTGCCGCTATTTGGTATGCTCCGTCGCCACGCTCTTGCCGTCGTTGACGCCGCCGAAACCGCCGCCGACTACGCGATAATTTTTTCGACTGATAACCTCGGGCCTGACGGGGTCGCGGCGGATGTCCAGGAGTCAAAGGATTTCGGCGAGATAGACATCGATCGACGGATGGGAACATTCCTGCCCGACGGCTGGACGGCGAATCAGCTGAGGGCCGAACAGCCCACCACGATGTACGATAAGTTTCAGCGTGCGGTGCTCAACGAGATCGCCCGCTGTCTGGAAATGCCTCTGAATATCGCGACGGGAAACTCCGGCGGCTACAACATGGCGTCGGGCAAGCTGGACGGTACGATATTTGAATCGTTCGTCGATGTCGAGCGCGACGAGGCGGAGATCATCGTGGTGGAACGGATGTTCGGAGTTTTCATTCGCCAGCTTACGCTGCTCACCGAGTACGCCGAATGGCGAGGGAGCGAAGATTCGATCGAACATCAGTATTTCTGGGACGGCAAGAAACCAGTCGACCCGGCCAAACAATCCACTTCCGAGAAAATCGATCTGGGCAGCGGAACAACGAACCTATCCACGATTTACGCCTCCAAAGGGCAGGACTGGGAGCCCCAGCAGAAGCAGGCTGTTATCGAGAAACTTACATTGGTGCAAACCGCAAAGGCCCTGGCCGCCGAGTACGGGCTCTCGGAAGAGGAAGCCGTCGCATACGTGATGTCGAAAGACCCGGTAACCGTGCTCATAGAGGCCGACAAGGAAACGGAATAATGCGTAATCCATTCAAACGAAATCTGATCGGCAAACTGATTAAGGCCGCAAAAGCTCCCGACGACCGCATGATGTACGCGACGGTCGCCGTGGAACTGACCGCCGCCCAGGGCGACGACGGCAAGCCGGACGCATCCAGGCCGAAAGCGTTTTCGATGGTTGCCTACACTGGCGGACCGCTGCAATTGTCCGCCTGGTATTATCCGGTGGTCGTCGATCTCGAAGGGCTCTCGTACAAAACGCCGATGACGATGCTGGGCAATCATCAGAACGATCCGCAGTGGGTCGCCGGCAACGCCACGAGCATCGAAGTAGCGGCCCACAAACTGAATATCGAAGGCGAGGTATTCGCGGCAGACACCAACAAAATGACCGAGATGATCGCGAAGCTCGCCGCCGCCGGTATGAAGTGGCAGGCGTCCATCGGTGCGTCTGCTGATACGGTCGAATTTGTCGAAGCGGGGAAAAAGGCCGAGGCCAACGGTCAGACTTTTAACGGCCCGATATACATATCGCGCAAATCGACTTTGCGCGAAGCATCGTTTGTAGTCATTGGCGCCGATGCAAGTTCATCGGCTAACGTAGCGGCGTCAAAGGCCGCGGAACAAAATTCAGGAGATAGTAAAATGGACCCGAAACTCAAAGCATGGTTAGAAGCCAAAGGGTTTGACGCCGATATCGTAGCGTCGAACGCATCGCAGTTAAACGCCCTGAAGGCCGCGTACGACGCCGAAGTCGCCGCAGCCGCAACCCCGCCCAAAGAGACCGTCACGCCGATCAAGGCCGCTGCCGCAACCGGCCCGACGAATACCGAGATCATGGCTCGCATGGACGCCGACAAACGCGAACGCCAGATCGCCGATATCTGCGGTTCCGATCATCCGCTGATTAAGGCCGCCGCAATGGCCAACGGTTCGGACGTGTCGGTGGTTCAGGGACTCGTCGATAACGCAATCGCCGCGAAGAAACTGGAGGCTGGATTTCAAATGCCCCAGATCCTTACGAGTTCTGCGGACGGTCCGAACCCGGCTACCGTGATGGAAGCCGCGTTGTGCCTGTCCGGTGGGATGGGCGAAGATGATATCGGCAAAAGTTATGGCGAACAGGTGATGAACGCCGCTGTCAGTCGCGATTTTCAGGGATTCGGGCTGGCGAATCTGATGTTCGCCTCCTGCGCCGCCGCCGGTGTCGCCGCTCGACAGGGCTCCGTTTCGGACGATGTTATCCGAGCCGCGTTCCAGAGCGACCAACGCCAGATCGAGGCCGGATTCAGCACCCAGGCGTTTACCGGTATCCTCAACAACGTCGCGAACAAACGCCTGCTCAAGGCTTACGCATCGGTTCAATCCGCTCTTGATATCATATCGAGCCCCGTTTCGGTGCCCGACTTCAAGCAGATGGAATCGTACTCCATGGTCGCCGACGGAACTTTCCAGCCGCTCGGACCTGACGGTGAACTGCAAAACATGCAGATGCAGGACACCCAGTACACCAACCAGGCGACCACCCAGGGCGCCGTTGTCGCATTGACCCGCGTTATGATGATTAACGACGATTTGAACGCGTTCCTGCGTATCCCGGCGTTGCTCGGGCGTCAAGCCGCACTCGCCAAGGAAAAGGCCGCATTCACGCTGATAATGGACAACACCGGTTCGTTCTTCTCGACCACCCACCTGAACTACACACAGGCCACCACCTCCGCACTGAGCATCGATGCTCTGACGGCGGCGGTAACTTTGTTCATGAATCAGGTCGACGAAAACGGCGATCCGATCCTGACCCTGCCGAAGTACCTGCTCGTTCCGAACGCCCTGAAAGTCACGGCTGAGGTTCTTTACAAGGAGACCAAAGTCAACGAGACTACCACCGCGAACAAGGCGAAGCCCAACGCGAATCCGCACGCCGGATCGTATACGCCGGTCGCAAGCCCGTATCTGAGCAACACCACGTTCAACGACGCGGGCTCCGCTACCGGCTGGTATCTGTTCGCGGACCCGCAGGATGTGGCCGCTCTGGAAGTGGCGTATCTCAAGGGCAAGCGCGTTCCGACGATCGAACGCGGCGAACTCGACTTCACCAAACTCGGAGCCGCATTCCGAGGGTACTTCGATTTTGGCGTGAACTTCTCGGACTACCGAGCCGCCAACCTCCAGACCGGAACAACCGCTGTCTAATCGCCCAGCCGATATAATCCGGGCGGCTGATGAGTAGCCGCCCGGTCAACGAAAACTTTTAGAATCAGGAGATAGTAAAATGTCATACCAGGGAACAAGAGTGGCGCTCGGGCATAATATTGATCACACGCCCGTATCCGCAGTATCAGCCGGCCAGGTTGTCATACAGGACAATCTCGTCGGCATCGCAAACCTCGATATCGCCGCTGGCGTACTCGGGGCTCTTTCGATCGACGGTATATTTGACGTTGTCAAGGCCGAAGAGGCCCTGGCGACTGTCGGGGCGGAGGTGTTTTGGGACGCCGACGGCGACCCGTACGACGGCGAGGCGGGCACCGGCTGCATTACAGCCACGCCCACCGCCAACACGTTTATGGGCCTCGTGGCGGCAGCCGCAGTCTCGGCGTCGGAAACCGTACGTATCATCCTCCGCAGCACATCGGCCCTCGACGCCGAGACAATGGCCCTCGCCGATCTTTCGGACGTGGGCGCCACCGTGTACACCGCTGGAGCCCTCATGGTTGCCGATGGCAACTCGTATGAAGGCATTGCGATGACCGGACCTTTGGCTATCTCGGCTGCCGGTTTGATTTCGATGGCTTCGGCCACCGTTGCCGCCGCCGGCAGCACCCAGAGCGACGCTGCAGCGGTCGCCCAGGGGTTCACCCTTGTTTCGGCTGCTGATGCGACCAAGGGCGTCAAGCTCCCGACGGCCGCCGCTGGCGCGATGTGCTTTGTCAAAAACGGTGCGGCCGCGGTCCTGAAAATCTGGCCGAACACAGACGATGCGGTCAACGCTCTGTCGGCGGATGCGTCGCTCGACATAGCCGCGTCGACCAGCGTTATTCTTGTCGCCTACGACGCGACGACCTGGTATTCGTTCCCGCTCCTCGCATCGTAACAAGGATTCCGATGACAGATTTTCTTGGAGAATCTACGACCTGGCTTGCTGGCGTGCATAAATCGCACGCCAGCACCCAGGTCGAATATCGGCGGAGCGCGTCTGAATCGTTTTTCGTATACGCAACTTTCGCGCGTACGGAAACCGAAGAGCTTGCCACCGATTCAATAACGATCGATTCGTTTATCCGAGATTTTCTGATTCTATACGCGGACCTCGGGCAGGATCCCGAGCCAGGCGATCTGATTATCGTCAAGGGCCGAAAGTTTGAACTGCTGGAAGTCGGCGGCGAAGGCTGCTGGCGATGGTCGGACGATCACCAAATTAGAGCTCGGATACATACAAGGGACATTGGAAGCGATGATGGATAAGGATGTTATAGCGTGTTTGGTGGCGATCGTCGGGGGTGCGATGTGGATTAGTGTATTTTTGGTGTTCGGGATTGGATACTTATTCGAGCGATTTGGAAAACAAAAGGGTTGGAAGCGATGACTGAGATATCACAATTTTTATTAGCCGCGAGCGCCGGGCTAACTGTGGTCGGGTGCTCGGTTTGGTTCGTGGTCGCGTCTGCGATGGGCGTCAAGTCCAGATTGCAACAAAACGAGGCCGACATAGCCAAGGTCGCGGGTCAATGCCACGGTCAGGAACTTTGGATGCGCGCCACGAGCGACACCATAAACAGGATCGATAAAAACGTCGTCAAGTTGGCGGCTACTTTGGGAGTGCATATCGAACAATGAGCAGCACACCAATTGACATAGCGGAGGCTCTGGCCGTCGCTCTTAACGCCGGCGATTTCAGCGAAGATTTTACCGCCTCGTGGGAGGAGGTTATCGATAACGATCTCCGCAAGGGCGATATAAACGATTTGCAGGTTCTCACGCTGGCGGCTTCGTTGGACGCATCGACGTACGACCGGGTAAGCGACCAGCACGATTCATCGATATTCATCAGCATTCAGAAAAAGATCGACCCGAAAACCCGCAGGGCCGCTGTCAAGAGCCTGTCCGGGTTCGTTCAGGAGCTTATGGACTACGTTCTCCGGCTCGAATTGCCTTCTGTCGGGGCTCAGGTCGTGTCGGTTCAGAATTCACCGTTGTACGACGGAGAGCAGCTTCGCGACAACGGAGCGTACGTATCATTGATAACCGTTCTATATCGGACGGTGACAGGCTAAAAAGGAAAGTATTATGCCAGCTATAACAAAAACAGTCACTGACCCGAACGCCACCGCGTTACTGGAGGCGATCCTCGCCGCCCTGGGCGGTGGTGAGCATAAGCTACTCGCCGCCGAAGTCGTAACCACAGCAGTAACTACATCTGAAACTATCCAGTCGCTTGTGGTTGGCGGGGCTTTGCAAGTTGGCGTGAACAAGATCACTATCCGGCCCGACGCTACGCTCTACATGGCGGTAGGTGCGGAGGCAAGTGCTGCGAGTGTTGCTCTTGCGTCCGGGGTATGGCATGAGATTGAATGTGCTATTGACACTGATATTCGTTTCTACGCGGCTGCGGCTACTAACGTTGACATCTTGCAGGAAGGATAATCATGAGAACATTCGGACATGCGAAAACTGTACTCAGTTCCGACGCCAGTGACATGCCGAAGGCCGCTGACCTGGCGTTAGTCTACGAAGTTCCTCTGGACACTCTTGCTGTTTGGGAAACCTATCGCGCCACTCCCACATTGGACGCCGTCAACGGAGGCACAAAGTTAAGCAGGGGGGCTGAAGGCAATAGCTCAACCCTGCATCGTCGAGCGATACCGGGCGGTCCGTACGACATGACAGGTAAGTGGATCAAGTACTCGGTCTACATGTGGCCTGGGGCCGGCTCGGACGCTGGCGGGGAAAGTCCCGACCGTTTTTCTGTTTTTTATGTGCGTCTGCATACGTTGACCGCTGGAGGTTGGAACACTTATACCAGGGTCAAGCTTCGGCATTTCTACAGTGCTGGAGATTACTTCGAGGGTGATCGAGGACTGTATACTGGTTGGGTCCATGTTGATGATTCAACGGACTCCGCTGGTAATCTTGCGTCGATTGATGGTATATCGATCGACATAAACACCCGGGCGAATGATGACGCCTGCGACTGCACGATTGTCTCTGTTGAGGTCTTCACCCCGCCCGCGACCTACGTCCCACCCTTCGCCATCTGTAGCGACGACGGTTTTGACACTGTACTGGATCTGGCGGCATTGCTTGAAGCACGCGACTTAGTTGCAACGCACTACGTCCTGCCCGGCCTAATCTCGACAACGGGCCAGTACCTTGGCGGCGAGACACTGGCGACGGCTGCGGAACTGCGCGACCTAAAGCAACGCCTGGGCCATTTGATCGCCAACCACTCATGGACCCACACCGCTTGGGATACTCTCACGGCATCTCAGAGGCGTCTGGAGATCACGCGGGCGGCTGACTGGTTGACAGAGAACGGCTTTGCGGACGGTTCTCGAATATTTGCTCTACCTTACGGGTCGTTTCATTGGGAGATTGTAGACGATGTTATGTTGGGCGTCGAGGCCGATCAGGTGAGGCTTACCAATTACAAGACGCCATACCACACCGAACAGGGCGGGCCGCTCGTCTACGCTCCGATCTTCGTCGATGTCGATGGAGACTTTGCGGCGGCGGATCAGCTTTTGGCGGACTGTATAGCAATGAAGCTCCCGTGCATTCTTGGTTTCCATAACATTGCCGACTTGACTGAAGCGACACTGATTACCTTCCTGGATGCGGTCGAAACTGCGAGAGATGCTGGCACGATTCGAGTAGTGACTACAGACGGTATGTTTTGATGCTGAATTAGGCGTCGCCCTGGCGCCGAACGTGAGCATTGCGGAGATCGAATA